AAAGCACTTCGTGAGGACTCTGCGTTCTTATCAGAAGCTGCTCCAACTAACTCAACTGGTTCTGCTGTTGATAATTGGGATCCAATCCTAATTTCATTAGTCAGACGTGCTATGCCTAACCTTATCGCATACGATGTGGCAGGTGTACAACCTATGACTGGCCCAACTGGTTTGATTTTTGCAATGCGTTCACGTTATACTAACCAAAGTGGTACAGAGACTTTCTACAACGAAGCAGACTCTGACTTCTCTGGTGCTGGTACACAAGCAGGTACTAACCCAGCGATTCTTAATGACTCGCCGGCAGGTACTTATACTGGTGGTACTGGTATGGCAACTGCTGACGCAGAAGCTAAAGGTGATGCATCTAACAACCATTTCGCTGAAATGGCATTCTCAATTGAGAAGCAAACTGTTACTGCAAAATCAAGAGCTCTTAAAGCAGAATACACAATGGAATTAGCGCAAGACCTTAAAGCAATCCACGGTTTGGATGCTGAAACAGAACTTGCAAACATTCTTTCTGCTGAAATTCTTAACGAAATCAACCGTGAAGTTATTCGTTCAATCTATGTAACTGCTAAGCCAGGTGCTCAGACTGATACTGCAACTGCTGGTATCTTCGACATGGACGTTGATTCAAACGGTCGTTGGAGTGTTGAGAAGTTCAAAGGACTTATGTTCCAACTTGAAAGAGATGCGAATGTAATTGCTCAACAAACTCGTAGAGGAAAAGGTAACGTAATCATCTGTTCATCTGATGTTGCATCTGCACTTCAAATGGCTGGTGTACTTGATTACACTCCTGCTCTTAACAATAACCTAAACGTAGACGATGCTGGTAATACTTTTGCTGGTGTTCTTAACGGACGTTTCAAAGTGTACATTGACCCATATTCAGCAAATGCTGATGCGAAACAATACTACACTGTAGGTTATAAGGGTACTTCACCTTACGACAGTGGTATTTTCTACTGCCCATACGTTCCATTACAAATGGTTCGTGCGGTTGGTGAAAACACTTTCCAACCTAAAATTGGTTTCAAGACTAGATATGGTCTTACTGCAAACCCATTTGCTGGTGGAGCAACTGCTCGTGGTGGTACACTTACTGCTAACGACAACGTATACTACAGAAGAGTACAAGTTACTAACATCATGTAGTAATAAGAATTCGGTAAACGAATCTGAAAAGGGGGAACTTCGGTTTCCCCTTTTTTTTTGGTCGCTATAAATAGTATTATGAAAAGGGAATATAAGACATGGCGATAACTACTGCAATTGACAGACAACCAGATAACTTTGATTTGGCACGTCCAACTCAATTCAAGTTTGATATCCTAAAAATACCAAACACAGTGTATTTTGCACAGGAGATTAATCTGCCTGGCATCGCATTTTCTGGTGATGCAATTATGAACAGTAGATATAAAGCAATGCCATTTATGGGAGATACCTTAGAATATAGTCCGTTGGAACTATCTTTCTTGGTACAGGAAAACCTCAGTAATTACAGAGAAATCCATGATTGGATGACAGGTATTGGTTTCCCTCAAAATCCAACAGAATTTGCAGACGCAATTAGAAATACAGATACAAAAGATATTGGTAACGCAGGCAAGGGTAATGTTACTAACCCCTCAGTGTTGACCAGTGATGCAACATTAACGATACTGACAAACAAGAACAACCCCAGTATACAAGTGAAGTTTAGGAACATATATCCAACTTCACTTTCTGGACTATCCTTTGATACCAAAGATGAGGCATCAACAGGGTTAACCGCTAGTGTGACGTTTAATTACGATTTATACACAATAGCGAAATTATAAATAAGAATGAGTAGAACGGTGAACTTTAACACCATAAACTTTAGTCTCTATACGAGATAAGATAGAACAGAAAGTTTCAACCAACTCTACTCACCTTTATTATTAACAGGTGAAATATTATGACATTAGACGAACTACAGCAATCTGCTGAAAAAGACTTGAAGATGGATGACTTGGAACTTGGAGATGAATCTCTGAAGTCTGCAACTCTTCATCAAAAGTACCTAACTATCTACAACACATTTAGACAACTTCTTCTTATGAATGAAGGAACTTATCGTGTACTCTATCGAAAGAAATGGGAGTACTATGGTGGGAAAGCAGACCCTATTGTGTATCGTGATAATCCATTCGACCATAAAATACTCAAAGTTGACATCCCTATTTACTTGGAGTCAGATGAGGAACTTATCAAAGCAAAACAAAAAGTAGAGTACTACAAAATGTGTGTAGACTCTTGTGAGAGGATACTAAAGCAAATTCAACAACGTGGATGGGACATCAAAAACGCTATTGAATGGCGAAAGTTTGTTGACGGTGCTATCTAGTGACTCAAGTTACCAAGAAGAATGAGGTATTCCTCAGAGTGGATGCTGAAGCTTCAACTGCTCGTTCTCTCTCAGAACATTTTACTTTTGAAGTGCCAGGCGCTAAGTTTATGCCTGCGTACCGTAATCGTATTTGGGATGGAAAGATTAGACTATTTTCTCCAGCAAACGGAGAGTTATACCTTGGACTACTTTCATATTTGGAAAAGTGGTTAGAGGATTGGGACGAACCATATGAAATAAGTGAGGAATTAAAAGATGAAAAAGAAATTAGTAGAGAAGTCTTGGAAGGATTTATTACAAGTCTTAAACTCAAAAGTAGGAATCAACCAATACATCCAAGAGACTACCAAATTAATGCCGTGGATTACGCAATCAGAAAACATCGTGCTTTACTTCTTAGTCCTACTGCATCTGGTAAATCACTTATCATCTATATTCTCGTAAGGTACTACGAGTTACTTTTACAACCACAGAATAATGACAAGATACTTATTCTTGTTCCAACAACATCTTTAGTAGAACAAATGTACTCAGACTTTCTTGACTATGGATGGGATGAGAAATATCTACAGAAGATATACAGTGGACATGATAAGAACGTGTCTAAGAAGGTCGTTATATCTACATGGCAATCTATCTATAAGTTTCCAAAGAAATACTTCTCTCAGTTTGGATGTGTTATTGGTGATGAAGCTCATTTATTCAAAGCAAAGTCCTTGACAAATGTTCTAACTAAACTAGATATATGTAAGTATAGGTTTGGGTTGACAGGTACATTAGATGGAATGCAAACCCATAGATTAGTTCTTGAGGGACTGTTCGGTTCACTAAATAGAGTAGTATCTACAAAGGAACTTATTGATAAAAAGACACTTGCTGAATTCGATATCAAAGCTTTGGTATTAACATATTCAGAAGAAGAGTGTAAACTTGTCAAGGGTATGAACTATCAAGATGAGATGGACTTTATTGTATCTCATCAAAAGAGAAATGAATTCATAAGGGATTTAACTCTTAACCTTAATAGCAATACATTAGTATTGTTTCAGTATGTGGAGAAACATGGAAGTGTACTCTACGATATGATTAACAAATCTGCGAAAGACAGGAAGGTATTTTATGTCTTTGGTGGAACAGACACACAAACTCGTGAAGAAATTAGAGAAATTACTGAAAACGAAAAGAATGCAATCATCGTTGCTTCGTATGGCACTTTTTCTACTGGTATCAATATTCGTAATCTGCACAACATCGTGTTCGCTAGTCCAAGTAAATCCAGAGTACGTGCCTTGCAGTCGATTGGCCGTGGATTGCGTAGGAGTGACAGTAAAGATAGAGCTACCTTATTCGACTTAGCAGATGACTTATCTTATAAGAGTAAAAGAAACTTTACTCTGAACCACTTCATGGAACGAATAAATATCTATAATGAAGAACAGTTTGATTACACTATCAATAGGATAAAAATAAAATGACAGAATATAAAATTCTAAAACTACAAAGTGGTGAAGAAATTATTTGTGATGTTATTTCTAAGGAACATCCTAGAACCTTTGAAATCAAAGCACCCCTAAAGGTAAACGTGCTACCAAAGGTTACAAAATACGGAATTGAAGAATCTATCAGTCTACAACGATGGATACACTTCTCTCACGAAAATGTCTATAATATTGATAAAAATAAGGTGATGGTTATTACACAAGCTTCTTCGGGCCTATCAAAGTTTTACGAACATTGTATTACTATGATGGACAAAGAAGGTGATTTGACAGCAAGGGAAAGAGAACCTACTAACTATGAACTTGATGAGATTGAATCAGAGGAGTGGGATGAGGATTACGGAGAACCTGTAACAAGGACTCTACATTAAATCTATTCATTCTCAAACCCTACATAGCTAATATACCAAGTTGTCAAGAGATTAGCAAGAGATTTTTTAAAATATTTTAAATAAATTAAGCTCTTGACTTATCTGTGTAAATCTGTATAATGGTTAATAGTTGCATAAAATAAAACAGCAACGACAATGTGGAGTTAATATGGCTAAAAAGAAATCTGGTGCTCATTATGTTAATAACAAAGAGTTCCTAGAGGCGATGAAAGAATGGAAAGAGCGATGCAAAGAAGCAGAAGCACTTGGTGACCCACAACCACCAGTAACCAATTATATTGGAGAATGCTTTCTTAAAATTGCAAATCACCTATCTTACCGTCCAAATTTTATAAATTATACTTATAGAGATGAGATGATATCTGATGGTATTGAGAACTGTCTACAATATTGTAGTAACTTCAATCCAGAGAAATCAAACAATCCTTTCGCTTATTTTACGCAAATTATCTATTATGCGTTTATTCGTAGGATTCAGAAAGAAAAGAAACAGCAACATGTAAAACATAAGATTATTGAAAACATGAATGTTGACATTCTTATGGATGGTGACAGTGAACAAGGTGTGTATGTAGAATATCTACAGAAGAACTTCTTACCACCAGAGGCAGTTTACAAACCCAAAAAGAAAACCAAAAAAGAACCTAAAGGTCTTGAAAAATTTTATGATGATACAGGTGAAGAGATAATAGATGAAAATAGCGCTGATAACTGATACCCACTTCGGCGCCCGTAATGACAACTTAGCTTTCAACGAATACTTTTATGAGTTTTGGGAGAATACATTCTTCCCATATATAAAAGAAAAGGGGATTGACACTGTTATTCATTTGGGCGATGTTATGGATAGACGAAAGTTTGTATCTTATAAGATAGCACAAGACTTTCGTAAAAGATTTATTCAAAAGTTTGTAGATGAAGGTGTTACCTTACATATGCTTGTGGGTAATCACGATACATTTTACAAGAACACTAATGATGTTAACTCTCTTGCAGAACTTGTTGAGGGTAGATATCCAAAGATGTTTGTTTACCCAGAAACTGCTACTGTTGAGTTTGATGGTACACCTATTTGTTTTATTCCTTGGATTTGTCCAGATAATTATGGACACACAATGGAACATATCAAAAGCACCAAAGCACAAGTTGCTATGGGACACTTAGAAATCAATGGTTTTGAAATGCACGCTGGACACTTTGCAGAAGGTGGGTATGACAAAGGTTTCCTAAACAAATTCGATACAGTATTCTCTGGTCACTTTCATAAGAAGTCTGATGATGGACAAGTTTTCTATCTAGGCAACACTTATCAAATGACATGGAGTGATGATGGTTGTCCTAAAGGTTTTCATATATTTGATACGTCTACAAGAGAACTAGAACGTATTGTCAATCCATATACAATATTTCAGAAAGTATATTATGATGAGAGTACTACAGACTACACACAGTTTGATGTATCTCAATTAGAGAATAAGTTTGTAAAAATTATTGTAGTTAATAAGAAAGACTTCTATGCATTTGATAGATTTATTGATAAGGTTCTTGGAGAATCTGGAGCCCATGAGGTAAAGATTGTAGAGGACTTTAGTGAATTAGATGCAGAGAATGTTGATGATACTATTGTAGAAAATGCAGAAGATACCATGACTTTGTTGGAAAGGTATATTGATGAATTGGATGTAACACTAGATAAGAACAGACTAACAAACATGATGAAATCTTTATATCTTGAAGCGAGTGATTTAGAACTGTAATGATAATATTTAAAACTGTACGTTGGAAGAACTTTCTTTCAACAGGAAATCAATTTACTGAAATACAGTTGGATAGAAGTCCAACTACATTAATTATTGGAGAGAATGGTGCTGGTAAAAGTACTATTCTTGATGCTCTTTGTTTTGGTTTGTTCAATAAACCATTTCGTAATATTGCAAAGAAACAACTAGTAAACTCTGTCAATAATGGTAGTTCAGTTGTTGAAGTAGAATTTAGTATTGGTACTAAAGAAGTAAAGGTTGTTCGTGGTATCAAACCTAATGCATTTGAAGTATATGTAAATGGTAATATGATTAATCAAGATGCGAATGCTCGTGATTATCAGAAACA